GACCCGTAACACGTCAACAAACAGCAGCTCAAACAGCAGCTCCAGCAGCTCAAGGACCCGTAACACGTCAACAAACAGCAGCTCAAACAGCAGCTCCAGCAGCTCAAGGACCCGTAACACCACAAGTACAAAAAAGCCCAGAAGGAAATGAAGAAGGAAGCGAAGAGGAAGAAGAAAGCGAAGAGGAAGAAGAAAGCGAAGAGGAAGAAGAAAGCGATGAAGAAGAAAGCGAAGAAGAAGAAAGCGAAGAGGAAAGCGAAAGAGGAGGAGAGCTAAGCCAAGAAAAAACAATACAAAAATTAAATGATGAATTGCAAAATAAGAAAGCTACACAAACAATAATAAAAGATATATTAAGTAGAAATAAAGAAATATTCAGCCGATATAAAAAGATAACGGATGCATATGAAAATACAAAACTATCTGATGACAAATTTTTTAAAATAGGTAAAACTGTATTCGGAAAAATAAAACTTTCTTGGAAGAGAATAGCACTCCTTGCAGCAGCGGGGTATGATTTTAAAAAGGGAAAACTAACACCTTAACGTAATTTCCGCAAAGTTTCCAAACCAAATAACAAAAACAATCCACTTAAAATAAACAATGATACTTCCGTATGAGCGTATTCATTGCGACGATTCTCCATATCATCAAGGCGTGCAAACAGAATATCCAATTTTTTCAAAATCGCTTGTTTTTCTTCTTTTGTAAGAGTTTCTGTCACTTTTGAAAAATCTTGATTATATGTGGCATCAAAGAAACTTGTTTGAGCACCACCGGGTGTTAATGGTTTCCATACAGAATTTAATGAAGGTATTGGCAAAAGTTGTTGTCCTGTTGCTTTTTCCAAGCCCTTTTTATCAAAAGAACCAAATCCAGCACCTTGGATTTGATATCCAGGATTATCAGTCAAAGTCGGATTAAAATCGGCATATCCATCCATATCAGATTTTCCAAAATAAGATGTATTTTCTGCTGGCCTTTGGTTTCCCCCTGGGGCAGAAGAGGCAGAAGAGGTAGAGGCAGAGGCAAGAGGACTCGCAAAATCTGTAGAAGATTTTCCAATAATGTCGTGAATCCTGTTTCCAACTAATTCTTTCCCTTCAGGCTCTGGCGGAGCATCAGGACGTTTCGCAATTCTATCTGGATCTGAATATCCTTCCATCCCAGGATCTGTCGCTTTTAAGAAACTTAAAGCAGGCCCACCACAACTCTTTGCCTTTTTTCGTTCTTCTTTTCTAGCAATTTTTCCAGATTTATCTGTTATATCCGGAAAAGCATCTGTGAGAGAACAACCTGACATCCTGCCCCACTTCTACCGTAATGTATCAATTAATATTCACAGAAATCTTTTAAACTTATAGAATGACGTCTTCAACACCTATTATGATAGGCGGTGCAAAACTTCAACAAACATTTCTTGATTGGACAAAACAATCATTTGATTTATTCTCAGTGATTCTAGGATTTATTCTAGTGATCTGGGCCCTCTTTGCCCATAAATTATCAATTGATTTACGTTGGCATCTTTCTACAACAGTTGGACGACTCCTACTCCTCCTTTTATTATATATCACCTACATGTTATCTAGTTGGCCCATCACGCTCTTATTCGCAATCGCCATTGCGTTCACATGGGCATCACGTCCTGTATTCGAACCAACCTCTTTTACACAAAGCATGGAAGATGAATTAAGCACAAAAGAAGGGTTTCAAAATATAAAAAAAACACAAGCAAGCAAACATAAATGGTTTATAGAAAAAACATTACATGAAAATCCTCAAGCAATTGTGGAAGATAGAATTGATACTTCGGCAGTAGATGAAGATACAGTTGTAGGTACTGAAAGAACTTCTAAATAATGAGTAAAAGAGGATGTCATTTAAACCAATTGAACTTATCGTACTTATAAGTTTAGCACTCTGGAATATTGTAATAGCCACGCGCATGGAAACACCGTATCCAGAAATTTTAGTAGAATTATTCGCTCTTCCCATAACACGCCTACTACTTTTATTATGCGTACTAGCTCTTATAGCATGGAGAAATGATATTGCCATATTGGCAGCATTGGCATTTATTTGTCTTGGGTCAGATGTTATATTTCTAACAAAATAACCAGATGAGCCTTCCGGCCGCACCAGCAATAGGAGCAATGACAGGAGCTCTTAGTCTTACAAATCCTCTTGATATTCTTTTAGCAAGTGTAAATTCAAATCCGTATTTCATTGGTTTAATGATGTTATTATTGAATTTAGGTGGAAGATTTCTTTCCTTAGAAGTATCAAAAGAACAAGAAAAATTCTTAAGTCATCCATTTATACGGCGTTTTTTCCTATTTGTTGTATTATTTGTAGCAACGCGTAATATTATTATCGCAACAGGATTAACAATTCTGGTTATTATATGTCTTGGATATTTATTTAATGAAAATTCCGAATTATGTCTATGGAAATCGTGTATACCAGATAAATCTGACAAACCAGCCCAAGTTCAAGAAAATTTTGTTGGTTTAACACCTGAAGAAGCAATGATATATAAACGCTTACAAGATAAAAAGAATTCTGCAGCAAAATCACCCTCTGAAACACAAACACAAGAAGCTCCTAAAGAATCACTGGCATCTATGTTATATAATTCAGCTTTAACACAGATTAATACAAGTCATTGAACGCAGCCCTCCGCGCAAACTATAAAAATCCATCGTATGAATTCTTATAGTTTTTATAGTTTTATAGTTTTTTCTAAGAATCATTCTTATACATCCAACGATACTGTATTTCCAACAGGTGGCTGAGCTCTTCTTCTCCTGGGCTTTAATGTATTTGTAGCTCCTGTTAATGCGGAATCAGCAATACTTCTTCCATCATCACTTAGCCTAGAACTCATTGCAGCAGCCACCGCAGGTTGTGTAAGAACGCCATTTGCGTTTTGGAATCCAGTCATAGAAGCTGCAGCGGCGGCCTCAGACGCACGCACTTCATCAAATGTCTTTAGAATATCATCAACACCAGTGGGGCCAGACATTTCACGTCTTGCTACAGGGCGTTGTGTTTGTGCAGGGGGCATTTGAGGAGCTGAGGATGAACTAAAAAAACCTCCTGTTGCGCTGGAATTTCCAGGAAATCCTTGCATTGGAACTTGAGGCATTTGAGGCATTTGAGGCATTTGAGGCATTTGGGGCGTTTGAGGAACGCCCATGGCCATCCCCATGAAATTACCAAATCCTGGCCCAGCTTGTTGAGCAGCCGCCGCCGCCATTTGTCTAGCAAGTTGAGGATTATTCTTCAATACATCATCCATGGAAGGCATCTTTGAACGAAAGAAACTGTTACTTACATGGCACATAAATCCACTCCCACCAACTGCCATAATCAGCCGCATTTCAGGAGACATCTTACCACGATCCTTGTATTTATCATATAACTCTTCAAAAATCTCATCGAAATCCTCTACATTCTCATGTACACTCTCAGACCATCCTTCCAATTTAATATCAAACGGATCAAAGCGTCCATTTAACCATTCCATACCTGTAATGGCCCCCATCAACATCTGACGCTGAAACTTAATACTTGTCTCTAATTGCCTGGCATCCACAAGACGAAAATATTCCGTCTTAATTTCTTCCAGTGAATTATCCATTGTAAATTTACGAGCAACAGGAAATCCTTTCGCTTCCAGACGCTGTAATTTATTTAAATAATCGCCTTTCTCCTTCTTTTCAACTTCAGGATCTTTTGCAGGGGAAGAAAGTTGAACTCCAGGGCCTGTTGCACTCTGATTATTTCCAAAAAGACCGCCGAACGAATTTGACGATACTCTAACATCAACAGGAGGACCGCCAAATGTATTCATATCAATTGGCTGAACATCGCCAGAATTTAGACTGATTGGCTCTAAAGGCTCTAAAGGGATTGGATTAATGAATGTCTGATTCGTATTACTTGAACTTGTGCCAAAAGAAAACATGGAGTCGGATTTTGGAGGTTGTCCCTGTCCTTGTCCTTGTCCTTGTCCTTGATCGAAATCCATTCTCACAACTCTCGCTGAATTACTCTCTTGACTCGCGCTTACGCCGACTTTGCTGGGATTCATTAACATATTTAAACCGAGGTCATCAGATAAATCACCCAATTCAATAACATCGCCGATATCATTCCCGCCTAACCGGAGAGAATCCCCTCCTAGCGCAACACGTTGCATGTCTGAAATAGAGACGCCATTCATCTTCTTCTTCGTTTTGTCTTGGTTTTAGGTTCTTAATGAATACGCATTTGTCGTCCCTTTGGGCCAAAAGGCCAAAAGGCCAAAAGGCCAAAAGGCCAAAGGGCCAAAGGGCCTTGGAGCCCTTATAAATAATCCATCGCCATTGATAAACAATCGGCCAAATCACTGCGTTTTGCTTGACGTTCAAACCATTTACTATCTCGCCCATCTTCACATGCCATTTTTAAAAGACCTTTTTCAAATCCTGCAAGAATTCTAGATTCTGTTGCATGTTTGCGATCCGAATATCCCTCATCGCCTTTTGCTGTATCAACACCGGTTGTCTTTTTTGAGGCGTGGACGAGAAGAACTTTCGGTATCGGTTCCAGTATATCACGAAGTGTGGCAAATAACATCATCTGTACGCTTTTCATAACAGGATTTTTCAAGACAGGTTGATTTTCTAGAAGAATTTCGGAACATGTGGAAAATAGGGTCTTATTCTTTATAACAAAAGCGCGTATTCCATCGTGTAAATCTTCCAAGGACACTTTCTTCACTTTCTCGCTCACTTTTGGAAACGTATATTTCGTTTCTAAAAAGGCAAGAACGGTATCTTTTTTCTTGAGATTTGCCGTATCTGCACCATGTTTCTTAGCAATCTCCTTTAACACAGTTAACGAAGGAATTTTCTTAAGTAAATTACCACTTACATCGCGTAAGGCGGGTTTTATGGAAGGACAATGTTTTACACAAAATCGTCCATAGGTAGCTTTATGTTTACAATCTTTACAGAGTATATTGGAAGAATCGGCTGTTTCATGAGTGATTAAATTTTCATTTGCCCATCCGACAATATGTATTGTTTCTGCAGCTTTCTCAGCGAGAGCCCAAGCCAAATTCTTAATTCCAATATCGAATGTAAGAACTCTTTTCATTTCTTACTATTCCTATAAATCTTTTATACCTTCCAAATTAGAAACTAACATGGATTCCCTAAATTCATGGAATACATATGCCCTGAATGTAGTGAATACTATTTTAGGAAAACAAACAAAAGAAAAATTCACGGATGCGACTGCAACAGCAACTGCTCCTAGTGGGTATTTAGGTCTTATTTACATTCTTGTATTTTTACTGATATCGTTTTTAGTATGTTATGGATCTGGGCGTACTTCTTGGTGTTATAATGGTAGTATTGGGACATCCTTTCCATTAAAAGTTTTCTTTTTTATCTTATGTTTCTTTTTCCCACATTTTTACTACCCATTTTATGCATTATTCTTAAATCCTCTTTGTGAAAAGACGAAAAATGTAAATCAATATGGAGGATCAAGAAGATAGGCTTATCCCCTCCTTGTATTTCTTCCACCTTCTTCTCTTTGTGTTAAAGAGGGTTGTGCGGGTGTTCCTACTGAAGGATAATTCTCAGAAAATGTCCCAAATAATTCAGGCATAGTATCATTTCTTTCTAGACCAATTCCCTTTGGATGTCCTTCTTTAAAATAACATTGACCAATATCACAAAACATATTGACTGCCGCCGGCATTACAGTAGAAGAATTATACGCTAATCCAGCACCAACAGAATCTGCTTGCCTTTTTCTAGCCTGTGTAATAAGAGATTCGGCATTCTTTTGCATGAATTGGCGAGAAGCATATTGCATACCCGTTGGTATATTAAGTTGGCATTTCGAACGATAATCGGTCACGAGTCGGCCATCATTCATCCGTGCAGCCCATCCAGGATATCTTGTATCTTGTGTTGGTAATGTATTTGTGGGGGTATGTGTGACCAGTGCCGTATTTCTTACGTCAACAATATATGTGGCTGGTTGTTGAAAAAACCAAGGGCTTTGAGGTTTGCGAAATCCATCTAGATCCATCTACAATCAAATATAAAATGTAAACGTCTCATGTGTTTACATTTTCTATTTAAAACGGGCATTTACTCTTGAAGATTCACCTCAAAGCCTTCAAGCTTCTCGGACCCTTCTAGCTCATCTGCACTAGGTATCAGAGGTGTGGGAGATAGTGTTAGAGGGCCTGTGCTGCTGCTGCTACCGCTGCCGCTCAGCCCACGCTTCAAAGCATCAATAATTTCCTTCTTTTTTGTCAAGGTGCTGGGAAGTCCACGCTCACTAGCTAGGGCACGAAGTTCTTTCAGCGTCATAGATTCATAATTAACATTTACAGAATCCTTATCAAGAGACATTGACCGGAGTAATTGTTCTGCCTCAGCTTCTTCAGATAAATGTTTTACAGGAGCAGAAGATGCAGATGCAGATGCAGATGCAGATGCAGAAGGAGAAACAGTCTTTAATAAGTGAGCGTACTCTTCTTCTTCAACGCCATCAACATCAGACGCCTGAAGAGGAGAAGGATTACTCAATGCTTCAATGAGATCGGGACCAAGCATGGAAGCTTCTGTTGACATTTTCAAAGTTAATAGTAAATTCTCTAAAAGTCCAAGACGCTTCTCAGTCTGTCCTAACCTGCTATATAAGTAAAAACAGATTGCTCCAAAAACAAGAAATAATAAGGTCCCAATGGTTAAAGAATCACTCAGTCCTGCCATTCTGGTCGGAACGCAGGAATCATTTTTCCAAAGAAAGACGCACAAAAACACGGTGGATCTACAAAGATACTGTGCCTACAAACATACAGTATACTCAAATGGTATTTCATACTCATAGTCAATATGTATCCATTCTTTCGGAACAATAATTAGTTTCTTTGGATCTGTATTCAAATTTGACGCCCATCCTGAAAAAGTACTATTTGCACATATACCACCCTTTTTACACAAACTCATTAAATAAAAAGTGTCTAATGTATTCATATCTTCAATAAATGTTTTCTGAATCTTGTGTAAAAAGGTATATGATTTAATGTATGAAATTTCATTGCTTACTATGAAGAAATGTGCCTCTGGTTCTCTTTCTAAAATATATTGAATTGCTTTCTGATAATAACTTTCTATGTCAAGTTTATACAAAGGATGATTTACATAATCGCCTCTTCTGAAATGAATAAAGTATGAGTTGTTCAGGAAAGGGTATTCTTTTAACAATCTCTCGCATATATCATTGTTTTTAAACAATGAGACATCAAACCCTTGTAAATAATTCTTATGTTGATAATACCCTTGTAAAAAATAATCTTCCTTTTTTTGAATAATAGAAGGATTATAATCAAAACATCGTTTTTCTCTATAGACGATTGCGTCAGCTGGAACAAGATGAGAATATGTGTGTAAAAAGGGTTTGAAAATAGTCGACATAAATTCTGTTAATGTATTATGCACCATTCCTCTTCCATCTTTGTCATATACTAGAACTAATACCATATTGTTTTTTTGGGCCATAGTATATGCTAAAGAAACCATAAATAATTGATTTCCTAATCCACCT